ATGAAAAAGACAATGTTCATCATTGCAGCAATGATATTCGGCATCGTATATTTCGATAAATATAGATTTTTATTAAAAAAATATGAAATTGACATTATTGATGTTGAATAATAGTACAGAATCAAGAAACCCCTTAGATAAAGGCTTAAGGGGTTGTTTTTTGTGTTTTATAATTATAAAAAGGGCAGAAAAAGGGCGAAGGTATTAAAAATTGTCAATTAATCTTTGTTTTTATTTGAAACCTTTTTGTGATGTTTAAGTTTTCTATGGAATGACCTTCTATATTGCGGTAATTTGAAATCTTTAATCTTATAAGTGATATTTTTTCGTGTAGTTATAAATTTAAAAGTTAAAGTTTTATTTAAAGGTAATTCTTCTACCAGTTTTATTCTGAATAAATCTTTGTCGCTAGAATAAGAATTTAAATTTAATGGCATTGGGTTAGAATAGACTATACTTTTACCATCTGTTTGACCTAGAATTTTTTCTGTGAAATTTTCTATCTCACCAATCATTGTGTTTTTATGAAATATCTGAATCTCATTAATGGAAATGGGTAACTTTGATGAGTTAGAAAAAGAAATGTAAACATCTAAATATTCTTCTATTTGATCATAACCAATAATATTAACTTTGAGTCTAGACCTTTCATAAAGGAATACTCTTATAAAAGTTACTATTGATATCAAAGACACAATTATTTTCAATATATTAGTCCAATTTTGCTGTAAAAAATCCATTTAGTTACCTACCTTTTCTAATTTATTCATCATATCTTTATCCATTTGATCAGTTACATGACTGTATATCTGCAAGGTCGTTTTATGGTCTGTATGTCCTACACGTTGCATAATGGCTTTAAGTGATATGCCTAATTGTGATAATAAAGATATATGGCTATGACGCATAGTATGGCTTGTTATGTGCTTTGTAATTCCTACATTGTTTGCAGATTGTTGCATATTTCTATTAATGGTGCTAAGTGACATAGGATTGCCACGATAGTTAGTGAATATGAAGCCTCTATCTTGATACATAGATTCCCATTGAATAGCCTTTTTGTTTTCTAACATAACTTTTCTTAATATATCGCAACTACGTGTAGTTAAAGAGATTGTTCTATAAGATGATTCAGTTTTAGTTGTATCTTTAAAACCTACTGCGTTACCTTCATTACGCCAATGAATAGTGCCATCTATTTCTAGTGTCTTTTTGTCGAAATCAATGTTATTAGGTTGTATGGCTAGTAATTCACCTATACGCATACCGTTAAGTGCTTGAAATTCCATAATATAAGCAGTCATGATGAAAGAACGTTTCATATAATCAGCACGCTTTGAATTAGCTATTTCATGTAAATTGTCTACAATTGCTTTTACTTCATCCATTTCAAGATAATTTTCACGCTTAGCTTTTACTTCTTCTCTTGTAGTAGCCTTTTTGGGAATAACAATATCATCTAAATAACTAATATCTGTAAGTTTATATTTGCGCTGAATGTACTTCATAATGTTTCTTATGATGCTCATAGCATCTTTAACAACTTTATGACTTAGATTATCTTTAACAGCATTGTCTACTGACTTTTGAACAACATCGCTATTCATATTTTTGACTAGAATATCTGAATTTATATTGCGTTTGATATGCTTGATTTTGTATTTTTTAGTTTTAATTGTAGATTGTTTTGAACCTGATGTTTTTATGTATCTATCTAGCCATTCGTCACATGCTTGATGGAAAGTAAGTGTTTTTAAGTCAATTGGCGTCTTGTCGTTTATCTTCGCCTCTATACGCTTATTTAAGAGTTTCTGAGCCTCTTTTTGTGATTGCTTACCATTCTTATTAAGTACCACGCTAACACGTCGCCATTTGTTTGTGAGTGGATCTTTATACTTCTCATAATAGCGATATTGTACATCACCATGTTTGTTAGTAAATTTCTCATGCCACATTTTATCTCTCCTAAATAAAAAGGGTAGAAGTGCTACCCATTACATTATTCGTTATTTAATTCATTATATTCGTCTACTAATTTGTTATAATCACTGACGGAAATATTAGGATCTTCCATTTCTTCGTTAATTTCATCTATTCTATTTTGTCGAGCATTATCTTCTGATTCTGTATTTACATCTTCTGGATCAATCAAACCATAATCTGTACCTCCAGGTATATTTTGTTTATCCCACTCATATACCTCATCTTTTGTTGGTTCGTGGTAAGATTGTTGGTCATCATAGTTTTGTTGATTATCTTGTTGAGTTTGTTTTTGCCCTTGAGTTGCAGGATCTTGTGTTTCTTGATTATCAGTAGAATTATCTTCTTGTGTAGACTTATTATCTTCATTTTCTTGAGATTTCTTTTCTTTTTTAGATTTTTTATCTTCTTTAGTTTTCTTATCTTTTTTATCGTCAGCTTTCCTTTCAGCAGTGTTTTCTGATTTTTTATGTTCATCTTCTTTAGTGTCATCTTGGCTACAAGCACTTAATACAAGTGTAGCTGCAAATAATGTTCCTAATAATCTTTTCATACGGATTCTCCTTTAATTAAAGTAAGTGTAGATAATTACCCTAAATTAATCTAATGCCTCATTCATAGCCTTTTTATATTTTTCAAATAAATGATCGTCAATATCGCCATTCATTTGAATTAAGAATCTATCTTTAGTGTATACATGAGAATAGAACGCTGCACTTGATTTACCTAATTCTTCATAATACTTTTTCATTTCTTTTAGGTCATCTTCATTTTTAAATTTTAAGATTCGTGCATTCTTATCATCTGAAACAGTAAATATTTTAGCATTTTCAGTTTTCATTGGTGCCATACCAAAATCTTCACGTTTCATTTTTCGTAAGTTTTCGACACTTAAACCTTCTTTTTTAAATTTGTTTGTAATATCACTGATTTCATAGTTCTTCCCACATGCAGCTAGAACTAATAAACTGCTCAATAATAATATAAAAATCTTTTTCATTTTATATGTAACTCCCTAATTTTATTATCTTTTATATTCGCTTTTCTATGGTGTATTAGATATTGTTCGATAGAATCACCACCTTAATTGATATATTAATGCTTAATAAAACTCTTATACTATATTTGAGTGAGTATCCTAATTATTATCGATCAATGAATTATCATTTGTAATTTTTTTCTCTAATTGACTTAAGTTATCTAGGAGTTTTTTGTATTCTTTATGATTTATAAAATCTGCTAAATGGGTCTCTATTTCAAATTCAGTATATGCGTCTTTTTTATGGGATATATCTTTAATTCTTTCTTTAGTTTCTGTAATTTGTAATACCAAATTCTTAATATAAATATTAGGATAATCTAAAGTGATTTGTACTAATAAATTATAAATAAACTCAGAAAGATAAAGTTGAACATGTAACTTAGAAAAATCTTCATTAAGTAACAAATACACTCCATGTTGATAAAATGAAAATCTTTTATCAGACACTAAGGCGCATAAATCTTTTGTTAAAGTAGTGATATCGTAACCAGCATTTTCAAATAACAAATCTAATAATTCAGCGGTTTTTATAGAGTAATTATTGTATTCAGAATACAGTAAATAATACTTTAAAAATTTTTCGAGGTTGTCCATAATTTCATTTTTCATACTTACAGTATTAATATTATTATGAATATCTTTATAAGTTACTTTAACTCCATATAATAAATAATTTACAGACACATTACCTATATCAGCTATTTCTTTTAAGCGTTTTGCACTAGGAATAGATACACCTTTTTCCCATCTACTAACTATACTATCTGATATATTTTTATCTTCTTTAAGATTTTTAGATATTAATTCTCCAAATTCTCTTAGATTTTTACTTTTATTTAAACGAATATTTTTAATCCTTTTTCCTACTTCTAACTTATCGATATCCATCATTTTCCTCCTAAAATGATTATAATGCACAAAAAACTTACGTAAACCGACGCAAAACTATTGTTTTTCATTTTCTCTTTTGTTATATTATACATACAGACGAATTCCGACGTCTAGGGAAGAGGTGAAAGTTAATGAATAAAGTTTTAGGTTACAGGAAAATGTTAGGCAAGACACAACAACAGATGGCTAAAGAATTAAATATTTCGGAACAATCTTATAGAAACAGAGAGAAAGGAAAAATCAATTTTAAGAAAAATGAAATGATTAAATTTAAAATTATGTTATTGGAAAAAGGTTTAAAAGATATTACATTAGATGATAATTTTTTTAGTTAATGACCGACGCAAAACTACGCGAAAGGAGTGTTTGTATGCCATATGTTAATTTACAAAATCTACCAACTAAAGCAAATGTAGTGACTGAACCTAATCAAGTAGTAGTAAAGCCAATCATGGCAAAACCTAATGTTATTGCTAAACTATTTGGTATTTCATACAGTTCAGTTAATCGTATATTGAAAGAATGGGAGAAAGATTCTAAGGGTATTGATGATTTATATTACTCTCTATCATCAACGATGACAGTTATCAGTATTTCTCGATTTGAACAGTATATGAAAAAACGTCATAAAGATTGGATGTAAAAAGGAGTGGAGAATATGAAGTTACATTTTCTATATATTGGGATTATTATTTTAATGACTTTGTCAGTTGCTTTAATATTTGATGTTTTTATAGCCTTTGCAATTTTTATTTTAGCGTCGGCATATGGATTATTTTTGGAGGTTGAATAGATGAATAATAATCAGTTTAAAGTAATCAAAGAAATTTATAATACTTTACAAAAAACAATTGAAGATAAATCAACTGAGTATAAACACAAAATAAAAGATGGTAACAATGAATGGATTGAAACAGTAAATCGTGAAGAACACTTGCAAGCGTTAATCGAGTGGGCATTACAACAAATTGAAAATAATTTCGATTTTGAAGAGGAGAAATAATAAAATGAGTAATTTAGAACAAAATATTAAACAAATGAAAAATGAAGTGATAGAGGCAGAATTAAATACAAAAATAAATACAGTTATAACAATGATTGGTGAACACATGGATAGTAATGAACGATTTAAATCTCATTTAGATGCACAAGGTAAAGTAATGGAATCATATATGTTAAAAGAATACTATCAGAACTATTATGTATTGATGGCAGTGCTTAACTCGATATTGAAAGATGTAAATTTTATGAATGATGAGATTACTACATTTCATGATAGAGCATTAGACGAATTAGACAAAACAAAAGCGTCTAGTGAGAACTTTGGCGAGGAATCACTAAACGCATAACTTAATAATTTAACAGAGCAAATTAATTAAATACTCTATTTATATTATATCATTTTTTGCTCTGATAATCATTAGAGGTGTAAAAATTGAGTGAAATTAAATTAGAATATGATACTCAAGTTTCTGTAATTTGGTATGGAACTTTGGATTCAAGATCGTTTAAACAGTTTTCGCAGCCTAAATGGAGCGAGTTAGTTAATAGATTATCTATACCACAAAACAATACTAACAAATATGCTCGAGGTGTTGCTGTTTATGGTGATATGAAAGACGATACTGACGAAAATGGTAATGAGTATAAAAAATATCGTAAAGACGGAAACGTGATTTATCGTGATGTCCTAGTGCTGGACTACGACGACATTCCTAAGTTGAGACTACTACACGATGCAATTACGGAGACTTTAAAAGGTGTTTCCTGGATGTACCACACTACATTTAACCATCGGACAGAAAGCCCTAGAATACGTTTGTATATCGCTTTGAGTGAGCGAATAAGTGCAGATGATTATCGCAAATATACAAAAGTGTTAGCAAATAAGATAGGTCATCTAGTAGATGAGGGGAGTTTTCAACCTAGTAGAGCGATGGCTTTGCCAGTTTATATAAAAGGTAAACATCCGTTCTTACATCAATATAATGATGCTCCCATTTTGAATGTTGAAATGCTTGAAAAATGGTCAAAAGAAACAAATATACAAACAGATCAACCAAGTAAAACTAACTTTAATAAGCGTGATGATACTTATTGGCGTGATATTAGTTTTTCAGTTACTAAGGGCAATCGTAATAATTCTTTAGCAAGTCTAATAGGACATTTGTTCAGCCGACATGTTAATGAATATATTGTATACTCGTATGCTTTGCTATGGGGACAAAATGCGTGTAATCCACCATTAAACGAACGGGAAATAAACGCTACATTTCAATCCATTTTAAAGAAGCATCGTAATAAGTAGAAAGGGGGAAGTATATGGAATTAACTAAAGATGATATTCTTCACGAAATTGAGAAAACTAAGCAAGAAAAAGATGCTATTCATGAAGTTATTCCCAAAGGTTATGAAATTGAGCAACATCAAAATGGTGTGGCACTCTATCAAATTATTCCTAGTAAAAAAGATGGAGAGCCAGATAAAAAGATATTCATTACTAATACGATTCCCCAAATTACTGAACGTTTTGAAGATATTGAGAGTAATGAAGTAAGTTACAACATGCTTTTTTATGATAATCAAATACCGGTGAATCTAGGAGTAAGCGCTGAAGAGATAGCTGATAGTCGTCAATTACTGAAGTTGGTTAATAGAAAGTTTGATGTAACTTCTACCACTTCAACTAGGTTGGTTGATTATATAAATAAATCTAAAAGGCACAATCCACCAGTAAACATTAAAGTAGCTACTCGATTAGGTCATGTTAAAGGGTACTTCATTTATCCTTATAAAGAAGAAATGAAAAATAGAAATATTAAGTTGTTTAATAATGACAAAGGCTTTCAAAAGTTAATTGATTCTTTTCAGAGTAAAGGAACACTAGAAAGCTATTCCGAGCATGTATTTTCAAAAATTAAAAGTTTGCCAATGGTTATGGTCATGTTATATGCATCATTAGGTTCCGTACTATTGCGTGAATTTGAATTGCAGCCTTTTATTGTAGAGATATCAGGCAGTACATCTACGGGAAAAACGTTCACACTTAATTTAGTTTCAAGTGTGTGGGGGACAAGTAATCTTATTACTACTTGGAGTTCAACTAATAATAGTATTGAGGCAATGGCATCATTCTTAAATTCGTTTCCAATGTTTAAAGATGATACACGCAATACACACCCCAAATTCGTAGCTAATGCAACTTACAATTTCTCGAGTGGTGAAAGTAAATCAAGAAGTAATATCAATTTAACACTTAATGCCAAAAAGGAATGGCGGAACATCTTACTTTCTACAGGCGAGGCATCTATTTCTAATATGGCAGATGAAAAAGCTGGTGTTTCTGCCCGTGTCGTAACGTTACAGGATCAACCATACCCAGATAATTTTGATTTCACTACATTAGATAAGGCATTTCGAGATAATTATGGAACGCTAGGAAAAGTATTCATCAAACAATATCAATCTAAGCAAGAATCATATAAAAATGCATTTGAAAGTTATCAACGTTACTTTAATCAAAAAGGGAGTAACGAAATCATGCAACGACTAGGACATGCATTCGCGTTGTTACAGGTTAGTGGTGAAATACTAAATGATATTGAGGGATTTGAACACGATCATTTTAAAATCATTGAACAAGCTTATAATAGCATGGTTAGAAATAATAAAACGATTGATAAACCTAAGCAACTGTTAGAGGAATTACTTCAATATTTAGATGCGAATAGAAATAATATTGCCGGTGAAGGTTATAGTTCAGTCAAAAACGGTGATATCAAAGCTATATATAAACGTGATTATTTATGTATCTTGGGTGAAACAGTAAAAGAGAAGTTGAGATATGAAATGCAGACTATTACAGGGCAGTGGGATAAAAAAGGTTATTTAATAAAAGGTGAAAAAGATAGATTACAAAAGCAGGTTAAACATGAAACAGTGAAGTATAGGGGTTTTGCTATAAGACAAGAAGTACTAGAAGAATTGGGCTTTGATTTTTCTAATTCATATAATCCTAATTCTGATTATTGATAAGTACCCATAAGTACCCGTTGAGTACCCACAAATAAATACAAAACGGGTACTCAATAAATATAGTGATATCAAGTGTTTGTAGTCGATAGTACCCGAAGTACCCATTGTTAATTAATGACATTTAATTAAAGTGAGTTGTTTATAAGAGTATTCATATAATACAGGTTTCCTATTATAAAAAATACGGGTACAACGGGTACTAAATTCATTAAATGCAGCAGTAACAAGAGTTTGAGAGTACCCAGATATAAAAATTAAGTGGGGACTCACTGGGGACTAGTACCCACTTTGAAAAAATATTAAAAAAGTTTTGGAGGTTACACATGGATAAAGAGCAACTTAAACAGCATATGTACGATTATGTAAAAGAACATAAGGAAATTCCTATTTATCAGTTAGAAGATTTATTTAAAGAGTTAGATCATGACTATAAAGGTAAAGCGAGTGTTACAAATGAGCATGATAAAAATATCGTTTTTTGGAGTGGTTGGAATAAGCTCACAATGTATGCGTTGATTGAGTTAGTTAAGGGAGAACATCTTGATCTAATTTATAGAGCTAGCTATGTCATGCGCTATTTGTTAGATGGTAGAGTTCCAAGTTTACCATTAGCTATTACTTACCCAGAATATGGACAACAAACTGAAGTACCTTCATGGGTACCTATGTTACTGAGAGTGACTAAATAAGGAGTGAATGAATATGAATATAGAAATCATCGCAAATCAATTTGAAACAAGAGCAGCTACGTTATTAAGGTACTACACAGGATTGTTAGAGAGCAGTAGAGATAACCACTTCGCTTTTAAAATATATAATGATCCATTTGATATGGTTTATGTGATGATGAACGGGAAGTTATTCGGTCATGTATATATTAAAGATTGCAAAGTAAGAAATTCATTCGAATTAGCGTCTAGTAAGCACACAGAGGGTCAAATAAGAAGTATTGAGGGATATTATAACGGTTTTGAAATACACGATGATAAGCACCTATCTATTAGTGATATGATGGCAAGACAATTATTCGAAGATGAATATTTCATGTATGGATTGGAGACATTCGCAGAAAGTAATAACACAGATATGTTCACTTATATTGAGGGTGGATTAAATGTTGAAGAACTTGAGGGCGTTCAGTCTAGTAATGCTGATGTGATAGGTAATATCGAAATATTATATCAATTAGCTACTGGGATTAATGAACCTGCAAGTGAGCTAGTTGAGAGCTTGAAATTGGTTACTGCATTTGTACAAGATGAGAACGCTACACAAGACGATTACAAGACGTTAGAGCGTAAGTTAAGTGAGTTGAAAACATCCTATTACAGTGTGAGTAAATAGGTAATAAGGGGTCACATGTAGTGTGTGGCTCCTATATAAAAACTAAAAAAAGCTAAGTGCTTAATTTTCGTGAGGGGGTTAAAACGCAAATTTAACAGAACATACGTTCTTTTATCATAGTGTGTGATAGTATATGGAAAAAACTTATAAAAGTTGATAAAACAATGATTTTAAGGGTTGTTAAGCATAAAATAAAATGAGTTAAAACAAGAACATAAGTTTGTGTTTTAAGTGTAAATTTAGTATAATATAGTTAGTAATAATTCTCTTTTCAAAAGTAAAAATTGCTCCTTTTTACATTTTTATTACGTGTAACGTCCATCGAGAGAAAAAATGGAGGTTATAACCGTGAAAACAATTGAAAAAGAAAAAACAAAGGTACCAAACGAATATTTAAGAATTTTTGATACTATTCAGAACTCAACAGATAAGTATATAACTAAGTCCAAGATACTTAACTTAATGGGGTACGAGTATAATTCATCTAATGAAAGATGGTTAAGAAATGCTATAAGCAAATTGATTGATGATTATAGTTACCCTATAGGATGTAGCTATAAAAAACATGAACGTGGTTATTACATCATCACTACTGATGAAGAAAAACAACAAGCAATGCAAAGTATTAAAAGATTAGCAGACGGTAGTATGAAACGTTATGAGGCTTTAAAACGTATTAAATTATAAGAGGTGTAGCATTTGGGAGTAGAACAAAGATATGCTGTTATTCAACTCAAAACAAAGTACAATGCTACATTCTTAAAAAGTGAGTTTGATAAATGGGAACAACACATTGAAGATATGTACGCTTTACATTATCCAAGAATGTTTATTGATCCATACACTATGCAGTTGTCCTATGAATCAAATCACATTGAAGATTTGGCATTAAGTATTATTGAAGAACGTGAGAAGCTAGAAAAATTTAAGCATAAATCTAATCATGATTTAAAGAAGTTTAACATTATACTATCTAACTATAGTGATAGTGAACAACGTCAGATAAAAAGATATCAAAGAGATGACATATTAGCTGATGAGAGCCTTATATTACGCATATGTGAGGACATAAGCAACATAGATAGTAAGGACAAGAATAATAGAAATACTGCTATACAAGAAGAAATTAAAGCTGATAAAGAGCGACGTAGGGCAGAAGGTAAGGCAAGAAAAGAAAGAATTAAAGCTCGTATGAAACGAGCAAGACAAGAAAAACTTTTACAAGCAAATTAAAAAGAAAGAGGTATGTATTATGACAACAACTACTTATCAAGGTACATCACAAGACGTATGGAATGTATTATTCGATAACAGAAAATATAAAGGTCTATTAGATGAAGTAAATAAATTAATTGAAGATACTAAACGTTTATACAAGCAAGGCTATCGTTTAGAGGCTATAGACGAACAACAAAAGCCCAAAGTTACTGAACTCGAAAATAAATTCAAACAGTTTGCTACAGATAGATTAAATGAAATAGAGCAACGTTGTAATGAGATTGAGAAAGAAAGCCAACAAGATAATGTTAAAGATCCACAAACCGAAATTATTAAACGTCAGAATTTAGAAGCTAGATTATCTTTCTATAACGATAATGAGATTGTAGACTACATCAATAGTAAAGATGTAACGAGCACTGACATTTATGAATTAAGCTTGTTGCAACAAAAATATGACAATCAATTAAACGAATCACAACAACGTCAAGTTGCATTTAAACTCGAAGAATTAAAACAAGGTGTTTTATATCCATACACTACAAATGAAGAGTACAAGAACTTAATGTTTGAATATAGTGTCATAAACCAAACTGGAATGGCTAAAACTGGTGTAGTTATTACTAAGAATGAACAGTATGGTGGCGTTGAAATCAAACAACTTACTGAACGTTATAAAAATGCTATTAACGAAGTGAAACAAAGTAATAATAGAAGATAATTAAACAATTTGCCTATCCTTAAATGGGTAGGCTCATTCTAGTTATAAGGAGTGATGATATGGACAAATTAACGCCAAAACAAGAACGTTTTGCGAATGAGTATATAAAGACACTCAACGTTACTCAAAGCGCTATAAAGGCAGGATATAGCCCGAATAGTGCACATGTAACTGGTAGTCGATTACTACGCAAAGAGAAAGTGGATAAATATATTAAAAGTAAGAAAGACGAGATTATGGACGATACTATTTTATCAGCCAAAGAGTTACTGTATCTATTAACTCAAGCAGCAGTTGGCGACGAAACTGAAACAAAGGAAGCTGTAGTAAAGAAAGGTACATTTGAACGTAATCCAGACAGTGGAAGAATGAACCTCGTATATAATGAGCATGTGGAAACTGTTGAAATACCTATTAAGCCAAGTGATCGATTAAAAGCACGTGATTTGCTTGGCAGATACCATAGCTTATTTACAGAAAAGGTAGACTTAAATGTAGCAACACCAGTATTTATTGATAGTATTGATGAAGATGATGAGAAGAATGAGAGAGATATTGAAAATTTAAGTAAACAATATCCGAATGCAGAGTTTCATATTGATGATATTAGGTAGATTTGAGGAGTGAATAAAACGCCAAGCCTATATGGTTTGGTGTTTTATTTGTATAGTTCACGTAAACAATTATTATTGGAAACTCGCTTTTTTTGTGAAAGATGAAAAGTGATATTTATATACGAATAAGTGTTAAAAGTGTTAAATATGATTATATAATGTATACTTAATTTACAAAAACTTATTGACAATACTATGTTGATAAGAGGATAATTATATTGTTTAAAATTATAATTAAGTAGGTTTGAATAGAAATGGGGAAATTGGGACAACAAATTATTGGTTATCATTGTAATGATGAGGTTAAAATAGATAAATTCAAAAATAGAGAAGTATCTTTGCTTATAAGTTATGAAGATGATATCTGGCTAGGTAATGGAATGTATTTTTGGGAAAATAAAAGCAACCTGGATTATTGGAAAAGAAACAGGGAAAGGAATTACCCAGACAAAAATTTCTCCAGTGTAGAAGTAATGTTGTCTTTAGACTTTTTGTTAGATTTAAGTGATAAAGAGCATAGAAAATTTTGCAAGAAAGTTTTGAGCGATTTAATTGAAAGAGGGAAAGATAACGGTATAGATGAAAGCATTTTCAATAATGATTTAGGTGAGGTAATTAATGTATTATTTTCTAAAACTGATATTTTAGCATCACATTTTAATGTGTTAAGAACACATGGTTTATACAATTGGTCAGAGGACAAATTTTTGGTAGGAAATGATAACAAATACCAAAGTGTAAACAGACCAACTTCAAATGTTAAAACTATCTATTGTGTAAAAAATGAAAGGGCGATTTTAGAAATCTTGTAAAGAGGTGATTGAAATGAATTTAGAAAAAATATATGAAGAAATTTCAAACGAAATTAAGGCAATGACAGATGATGAAATAAAAGAAGTCAGTGATATTTTGTATGAATCTAAACTCTTGAATGTAGATTATTCAAATCTAAAAAGTTTCAAAGCAGATACAAAGCATAGTTATAAAGTTAAGGAAAATGAGTATAATGTGATTGAAAAAAATATCAATGAGAAGCCGAATTTAGAAAATCATGAAGTTAACCAAGTTAAAAATAATAATATAATTATTGCAGCATAG